CACTGCTGGCTCTGGCAATGTGCTGCGCTTCACGGTCCCAGGCGGCACGACGACGGGCAAGAGCCTTGCAATCTCACGGTTCGTTCCTGTTCCTGCAACGCGCAATCAAGCGTTCCTGTTCGTGCCAGAGGCATTCTGCATCAACGCGACAGCCACCGCAAATGCGCGGGTGACGCTTGCCTATCAGTTCTATAAGTTGGATCAGACGACCACGACAGGAACAGGCGATAGCACCTTTGAGACCTTTACGACGATTTCAACTAAAAGCACCATCCGCTTCACGGCAAATCAACTCAGGTTCAATGCGCCACCCGATGCCGCGTTTATTCAGATCACCCTGACCGTGTCCACGACAGGTACGGTTGGCTCTACCAGCACCGTTGATCTCTGCGAGCTGCGCCTGATCACAGGAAACTCAGACCTCTTCGTGGCAGAGCGCACTGCGCCCACAACCACGCAGGGCGCCCGCATCGTTCAGGAGTCCGGGGTGCTGAAGCTCACGCCAGCCTACGGCGGATCAGGCTCAATCACCCTTGACGCCGCCACCACGACCAGCAGCCTGGCAGTCAGCGGCACGGCTGGCACGGCGTCCGTGACGCTAAATAACGGAAACTTCCTTGCCGAGAACGGTCTGTTCCGTGGCGAGCGCACCGCAGCAGGGTCGGCCGTCTTCACTGGCGCACTTGATACCGACGCGGGCGACCGTGTTCGCATCGAGGCGGGCGGCACGATTGAATGGGGCGACGGCACAAGCGGCACTGGCGACGTCAACCTGTACCGCTCGTCGTCTACAACGCTACGGACAGACGACACCTTCGCTGCCGACTTCCTATATGCGACCTTGAGCGTCAACGCCGGCAACGGCAACTTCAATGCTGACGGCCCTGGAACAACGACGTTGACAGCCAACCAGTGCGTGTTTGTGAGCATCGGGGGTACCGAGTATCAGATTCGCCGATACACTTCTTCGGCGCGCTACAAGACGGACATTGTTCCTGCTGACGAGGTTGTGCTTGAGGCGTCACGCAGGATTGTGCCGAAGCACTTCACATCAACGGTTGACAACCCACAAGAACTTGGCCAGACACGACTCGGGTTTATTGCAGAAGAAATCCACGAAGCTGGATTGACGCACGCCGTAGCCTACAATGCCGAAGGCCAGCCAGAGTCTATTGACTCGGTTGCACTAATCGCGGCGCTCTGGCACCGCGTCAACGATCTTGAGTCACGGCTCAAAGCATTGGAGGCTGAATGACACGCTCCCAGACTGACTTGATTATTGAGCGACTAGACGCCCAGTCTGCAAAGATTGACCGTCTGCAATCCCAGATTGACCAGATGCAAGGAGGCCTTTCAATGCTCAAAGGTCTAGGAATGCTGCTGGGCGTAGGAGGAATCGGCACGCTTCTGGCGTGGTTTCAGTCGCAATCCGGCAAGTGAGGTTGCGCGCACTCCTACTCGCCCTGGCAATCGTCTTGCCATTTACTCAGCGTGTCTACGCGCTTGATGACACGGACGGGTGGGACCAGCAGATTGACTCCAACGGTACGATCACGCTGACAGAAGGCACGATCCTGATTCAAGGCAGCAACAACGCTGGCCCCGGCTATCCATGGCAGAACACGGTCACCGGCTTGACCACCGACTCATCCATTGGCGAGACGGTCTCGTTCGGCTGGGCGTACTGGACAACCGACGGCGCGTACTATGACCGAGCGCAGATGCTGCTCAACGAGAGTTGGGTTGACCTTGCCATTTGGAATCAGGGCGGCTACGACCCGAAGCAACAGAGCGGTAGCCAAGAGGTCTATATCACCGCAGGCGGCATCTTCGGATTCCGCATCCTTAGCACTGACTCCTGCTGCGGAGCTGGATTCCTGCAAATCAATAGCACAACGTGGGTTGTTGGCAGCCCAGAGCCGTCGCCAGAGCCGACCCCTACCCAGACCCCAGAACCACCTCCACCTAGCCCTAGCGTGGCTCCTACCCCCACGCCAGAGCCTTCTGTGGAGCCGACGCCAAGCCCTCAGCCAACGCCTGAACCGACACCCGAGCCAACCCCTGAACCACCGCCAACGCCAGCCCCAACCCCCGAGCCGACTAAAGAGCCGGCTCCTAGCCCAGAGGTGACCAATGAACCAACACCTGATCCCGAGCCGTCTCCCACATCCGAACCGCCGACCCCAGAGCCTTCACCACAAGAGACTGCGGAGCCTCCTCCCCCTTCTCCTGATCCCACTGCTGTTCCTCCTCCTGAGCCAACACAGCCCCCTCTGCCGAATCTAGAAGAAGCCGTAGAAGCTGCTGCCGTATTCGTCGGCGAAACCGTTGAGGCTGTTGCCGTATTCGTCGGCGAAACCGTTGAGGCTGTTGCCGAAGCGGTCAGCGAAACGATTGGTGTAGCTACAGAGTTTGTCGCAGACTTCGCTGATAATCTTGCAGCTATTACGACGATGGGAGATGACCTTGACGAAGAAGAGCGTGCAGCGGCACAACCGGTCGCTACGGCTATCGTCGTCAGCCAGATCGCATCGAGCGCGGCAGCGGCCGCCGTTCGCAGCATGGGCGGCACCCCGCCGTCTAGCGGCGGCGGTGGCGGGTCTGGCGGCATGGATAGTCCGAAGGGAAGGAGAACAGCGCGCAATGTGGCAAAGAATCGTTCTTGATCTCGTCGGTGGTGCCTGGACCGTGCTTGGCCTGCTTTATGCAACGGTCGTGCTTGGGGACGGCCCCACAAAAGACACCATGACCGCGCTATTCTTGGGCTTGACAGCCGTCTGGCTGCTCACCGGACCATTGCGATGGAGGGATTGATGGCACGCACTGAGGATCACATTGACGACATCAAGGAGCAGGGCTGGACTCGTGTGGACACCGCACCCGAGGAGTGGGTTGCCCTTGTTCCGAATGAAGACCACAGCGCATTCGGCGGCACGCTTTGGAAGCGTGGCGAGGATGGCATTGACTGCAGCGAAGGCTGCACCGCAGCGCACCCGATCAGCGCCGCACTGGGCTTTGAGGCGGCAGCTCGTGCCGTGGCGGTCATGATCAAGAAAGAGAACGCCGGGTGAAGTACCGCATCAAGTCGCAGCTCTACTCTGACGCTGAAGCGCAGAAGAAGGTTGGCGCGATCCTCGATGACTGCGGACCGTCCAGCGCGGCAGCGGCCGCAGCCTATGTCCACGGCTACGCGCCAGACTTCAGCGCGGCTGACGGCGTCGCAGCGAAGGAGCGCGCTACTGGCTTCAAGGAGAAGCAGGGCGTCAGCGACAACGGCTCATCTCTTTCAGAGCTTGCCAAGACCGTCCGAGAGATGGGCTGCCGAGCGCGCATGCCGGAGGACTGGCAAGACGTTCTCGCTTCGGTCAAGGGCGGGGCTGCTGGACTCCTCTGGGTTCAGGGACCAATCGGCTACCCAAAGCAGGCGCTCTCCAAGTGGCATCGCAACTGGGTCAAGTATTGGGAGAAGAAAGACCCAAAGGTCATCGCCGCCGGGTATGGCCACATGACCAGCTTCGCCTACGACACCGAGGCGCAGACCTTTGTCTTCGCCGACCCAACATTTGATGAGCGTGATCCGAAGGAGCAGTACGCGGTGCCAGTCACCGAGGCTGAACTGAAGGCAATCGCTTCGGGCAAGCCCGGCTCGCCCGCCAGCCATGTGGTCATTGTGACCAAGAAGGAGAACCAGTGAGTAAGTTCAAGGACGTTCTAGACAGCACGAAGATTGACGAAGCCGTGATTGACTTTGTCCGCACCTTCCTCAGCGTGAGCATCGCCGTCGCCCTAGGTCTCGGCATCCCGATTCTCTCCATTGATGGGGACGGCTACAAGGCCGTCGTCTCGGCTGGACTGGCTTCAGGCTTGCAGGTCATCATGACCTACCTTGACCCGAGCAACGACCGCTACGGCTTGACGAAGAAGTAGCCCCTCAGCTTTGCCGCTCTGATCAGGCGGCTTCCCCCCCGGTGGGTCCTCCCCCACCGGGGGTTATTCTTTATGCATAAAAAATACTCACCCGAAAGGGGTTGACGGCTTCTGACCGTTATGCTGTATGCTGGCTATAGCAGCGAGGAACCGACCAAGTTGGCGGGGCTGCTAGGGAGTAAAGGATGAACGGATTTGTACTTGCAAGCAACGATTCAGGAAGCTTTGGATTCGCAGTTCACGCAGATGGCTGCGCGGACATTGCCAAGCAGCGATGGAGCAATCAACCAGTAGAGAGTATGGAAATCATCGCTGCCGCAATCGCAAAGTGCTATGGCGGATTTAGCGACAATGGAGATGCGCCAGCAAATGTTGCTGAGGCTCTGTCTTGGGCAACCGTCAAGGCTTGCTCGCGAAAGACGGTGCGCTGATGAAGCGTCGTCTTGGCTACTGCTGGAGTTGCACGCGCCCAGAGACGGTCTGCATCTGCCGAAAGGCGGTGCGCTGATGGGAACACTGATAGAGAGCTGCTGGAACTGCGGCAAGGCTGTCAAGGTGCCGGCAGACAACAACAACATCTACACGCGCATCTGCGCGCCGTGTAAAGCCACGCTACCCAACGAGACGCCGAAGTTCTACTTCACTGTCTCAAAGTCGGGAAAGGTGCGTGACCTATGATCGCCCGATTCTTCAACAGCAAGTTCGCACTCGTCGGAGTCTTGGCAATGTACGCAGCCATTGGTTGGCTAATCGCATTGGAGGTGACCAAGTGAAGCTGAACCGTACGACGCAGCCTGTCGTCTACAGGCGAGTCGCAATCAAGACGAGCATTCTGGCTCAGGAGGCACGCCGCGCCCAGCTCTTGCAGGACATTGGCATCCTGCTCTTTGCGCTCGGCTTCATCGTCTTCCTGTTTGGGATTCTTGGCTAATGCCTGTGTACGAATATCGTTGCGGCTCGTGTGGTGCGCGTGAGGAACACACGCACTCGATCAACAACACCTACACGCCGCGCTGTGAGAAGTGCGGCCGCTGGATGCAGTTGCTCTACACGCCAGCCGCAGCGGTGTTCATTGGAGAGGGCTGGGCGAAGAAAGACCGGCAGAAGAAGGAGGGCAAGTGAGGCACGCCTCATTCTTCAGCGGAGTCGGAGGTCTTGACCTCGGCTTTGAGCGCGCTGGTATTGAGACGGTCAGCGTCAGCGAGATTGACCCATACGCCAACGCGGTGTTGGCAGAGCGATTCCCAGACGCTCCGAATCTGGGAAGCAT